ACCAAAGGCCCATTCCAGGTGTCGAACCTTCCTGGGTTCGGGCCAGTCGTACAAATCGCCGCATCCAACCTCCTGCCCGACACACCGAAACTCGATGACTTCCGCAAGTTTGTTTTGCCATACGGTGAACAGAACCTCAGCGCCATTCTCCCCGCGTGGGCGCGCCGCGGTTTCGAAGCCGTCAAAGCCGACACCACCAACGCCGCTTCAATGTTCGGCCAAACCTACGTGGACACCATCAAGTACCTGATGACCACAGGCAAATACGACACCAGTAACCCAGACGAGATGGCGCAACTCTACGCTGACGCTAAGGGCAAAGCCCGCAACCTGACCATCCTCAGGTCGTTCTTTCAGTTCATGGGCCCGACCTCCCCGCGCCTCGACTTCCGTGTCGACCTCGAAAATGGTGACGTTCTGGCGTCCAGCATCGCTGAAGCCTGGTACGACATGCGAAGCGAAAACCCAGACACAGCAGTCGAACGGTTCATCGAAACCTTCGGCGAAGAAGCCTTCTCCTACATGGGTTCCAAGACCCGCGCGGTAGCAGGTGGTGTCGAAAACACCGAAGCATTCCGCGAATGGCAAATCGAAAACGGCGACCTGTTCGAACAGTATTCCAACGTGGCTGGCTACCTCGCCCCAGGCGGAGACATCTTCTCGTTCCAGGCTTACAACCGTGCGTTGCAGGCTGGCCTCACCCGCCGCCTCACCCCAGTAGAAGTGAAAGAAGCCGCCGACTACATCATCGGCAACTTCTACTACCGCCGCAAGCGTGATGCCATGGGGGACACGTTGAGCGACGAACAGCGCGCATGGCTGGGCAGGTACCGAGAAGTAATCAACAAGAAGTTCCCTGGGTTCCCTGTGTCGGCCCAGTTCAATCCGAACCAGTTGGATGATGACATTTCTGACTTGCGTCGCCTCACCTCGGATGCCCGTGTGGCCGACAACCCGACCGCCGCCAGTATCGCCAAGTACATCAACTACCGTGACCAAGCGCTTGCCGAGGCCGAGAAGGTCGGTCTTACGACCTTGGATTCGAAGCAGGCGGCCCCGTTGCGGGACTGGTTGAGTAGTATTGCTCGCGTACTCATCGACGAAAACCCTGAGTTTGCAAGAATCTATACTGACAAGTTCTCCCCAGAGGTAGACAAATGAGCAACGGACAAGGACAAACAGGTTTCGAGGAAGAGGCCGAAGGCCAAATTGGCCCAGCCCCAGCCTTGACGCCCACCACGTCCACCAGGGGAATCCAAACTGGCACTCTTCTCCCGCCGCGGGTTGTCACGAACATCACCCCAGATTCGGGTATCACGGTACAGCAGAACGAGGTGGTGGACCCCCGCGCCTCGCAGGCTTACAATACCAATCGGTCGCTTGGTGTGGCCATCCCCAGAGATGCTTTCGGATACCGCGGAAGCGGACTCGTCGACAAGAACGGTGTAGTTACCCGCGGCCAGTACGACGTAGACAAAGAAGTAGAAAACGTCATGGCTGGCGTCGGCGACGCAGAGGTCCGCCTGGCCTATGCGCGGGCCTTTGCTTCCCGTGGACTGTACGGCGAAAAAGGTAAGCCGTCCCAGTCTGGTCTGGATGGCAAAGACATTGCCGCGTGGAAAGACTTCATCCGATACGCCAACTTCAACGGTCTTACCGTAGACGCGGCCCTGCCGAAGTTCCTCGCCGAGTTCAAACCAACCATCCCACAGCCCACTCGCATCCGCACCACCCCACGCGAAAACACCCGAGCCGTTTTCCAAGAGTCTGTCAGCCGCATTTTGGGTCGGGCGGTCCCAGCGTCGGCAATCGAAAAGTTTGTTCGCGCTTACGAGCAATCAGAAATCTCTGAAGCCCGTGGCGGCGCCGCCGCCCCCAGCCTTCAAGTCGCCGCCGAACAATCCATCCAACAGCAATTCGGCGACGTCGCGCAGGCGAACTCGACACTACAGTTGATGGACGTGCTTTCCAATAAACTCAAAGGACTTGCCTAGTGGCTGACAATTTCATTCTTACTAGCGACAAGTACGACTTTGACCTGACGCTCCCAGAAAACCAGATTCCAGCGCCACCCATCAAGGCAACCAAACAACAACTCGAAGAGCAACTGACCCAAGCCGAAAGCCTATTCGACCAACTCCAAAAAGGTTATGTTGCCAACTCTGATAGGTACGCCTCACGTTCAGAGTTCGACAAAGCAAAGCGTGAAACTCTGCTCATGATTCAGGAAACCATCCCAGCGGACCTGAATCGTATCGCTAAATGGGAAGAAAAATATTCGGTAAAGAGTAAGGATTCTGCGGTTGGTAAGCCTTCGGTTGCAATACCAGCAAGCCGCGTATACGAGTTACAGCAGGAATACAAAGATTACCAAAAGATTGCAAACAATCCTCCCGCTTCCGTAAAAAGATATTTGGACGCAATCAAGGAGGTACGCAACCTTCAAGCCAAGATGGACAAAGCAGGCACCAAGGAAAGCAAGATGTCGGACGCCGACAAGTATCTTGCGTTGGCCGCCGCATGGCAAAAGGTACGCCCCGCCATCACCCCAGAAGTCGAGGAATTTGCACGAAAGTCGGTCCCAACTTCAATCAACAGATACGGCGAAGTGCTGACTATTTCCAGCACGACAAAACGAGATGACCGTTTCACTTCTGCTGAAGTTGACAGTTTCTTTGAATCAAATTTGAATAACGCAATGAAGGCCGCGGAACGCCAGTTCTCTGATGTTGTTGTTGTCAGCGAGGACCGATGGGGCAGGCCGCTGGAAAGCACCAGAATCAGGAATGAGAAGCAGTCGGCAGAGTTGGCATCTTTTGAGAACAGGTTGAACCAGGTGGTCGGTGGGACCGCTAACGCCGCAGACGTAATCCAGGTTGGTACTGGTGTGTCCGCTACGCCAGTTACCCCAGTCGGGGGCGCCCCTGGCCAAGAGAACCGTGGCGCTATGACTGGCCGTTTGGGTCAGCAGGCCCTAACCCCACAAGCCGCCGCACAAGACCGACAGTTCGCTGGAGCACGTCCCATTGAAACACCCCGCGTCGCTACCGAAACGGTCGGTGATTTCCGTGGCGCTATGACTGGACAACTTGAGGCTGGCCTCGGCGCACGCGGCGCTGTCCGCCCACCCACCGATGGGGCGGGTACGGGCACGGGCACTGGCGCGGGGTCTGGAACGGGTAGAGCAGGCCGTGGAGGTGCTGGAGCAGGAGCCGCTGGAGGAGCCGCAGGCGCGGCCACCATTGACGGCAAAAGGGCTGGCCTCAACTGGGAAGACAACATCCGCAAATACTTCCCCAAACAAGCGTGGCTACTCGACGAAGTAGACCGAGGCTCCAACGCAGACCTGTTCGACCTCCTCAAAGAATACTCTGTACCGCGCCCACTCACCCAAGAAGAAATTGCTATCTTCGCGGCACGTCTCGAAAACACGGGCTACTACAAGGGTCTCGCAAGTAGCGGCAAGATTCGCCAAATCAAATCAGTTGTCGGCGACATCGGCTTCGACACAACCGACTTCACACAGTTCGTCAACCGTGCCATCAACCTCGGCTGGGAAGGCGACCGACTCGCCCAAGAAACATACCGAGAAGTATTCAGCACTAACCCAGACGGTTCATACATCAACCCTGTTGCCGCCCAACGCGCCCTCAAATCCAACGACTACCTGGGACTCGCTAAGGTGTCGCGCGAATACTTCAACCCTGTCGGCACTGACGCGGCCAACACCCGCATCGTGCGTGTACTCACTGGTGAACAAAACTCGGAAGACTTCGTAAGACAGGAACGCGAACTAGCCAAGCAACGCTACGCCCACCTTGCCCCTCTCATCGACCAGGGTCTTTCTCTCGAAGACATCGCATCCAACTACAAGCGCACCGCCGCAGAAATCTTGGAGCGCGACATCAACAGTATCGACATGAGCCAAGCCGACTACGAGGTAGCCCTCAAGTTCGGCGAGGAAGGCAAACAGCGTGTCATGACCAACGGCGAATGGGAACGACTGCTCCGCACTGACGCCAAATATGGTTGGGACAAAACAGAAAACGCTAAGGCTGAAGCCAGGTCCTTGGCCAACACGGTGGTTCAAGCGTTCGGGAGGATTATCTAATGAGTATGCCAAACGTGATGTCGCCAGATGATTTCATGGCGCAAAATTTTCCGACTACCGAAACAACTTTTATTGACGAAAGAATGGAAAGCGACGAGGAACGTCTCACCAAGGACGATATCAACAAAGCAATCTCGGACTTTTACAACCGTCAAACCGCACAAGACACAGAAACCGCAACCTCAATCATCGCGAACGTCTTTTCCTATTTCGGCATGTCCGACCCCGAACTGGTCAACGCCCTACGCACCGCCCTCGCAGAACGTCGCATCACAGGCTCGTCCACGGTTGATGATGTCGGTATCCAGTTGCGGGAAAACCCAGCATTCCAGCGCAGGTTCTCAGCCAACGAGGCTCGCCGCCGCGCAGGCAAACCGCAATACACAATCAGCGAGTACCTTCAACTCGAAAACTCCTACCGCTCCGTCCTCCTTGCGGGCGGCATGGACCCAGGGTTCTATGACAGTCCAGAAGATTTCCAGCGTTTTATCGAACGGGACATTTCCCCAGAAGAACTTAGAACAAGGGTGCAACAGGGTTACCAAGCGGTAAGGGAAGCCGACCCCGCTGTAGTCGAAGAACTCAAAACCCTTTACGGGCTCAATGACAACCAGTTGGCCTCTTTCTTTATCGACCCAGAACGGACCCGTGAAAGCGTTGTCCGTGCCGCACGCGCCGCCGAGATTGCCACCCAGGCCCGCCAACAGGCCAACATGCCTCTCGCCGCAGGAGAAGCCGAACTGTTAGCACGCCAGGGAATCACCCAGGAAGAAGCCCGCGCGGGATTCGGACAAATCCAACTCGGCCAAGAGTTACTCCAAACCCAGTTACAAGGCGAAGAAGCACTCACCCGCGAAGACATCCTGGGCGCAACCTTCGGAACCAACGCCGCCGCCACACAACGTGTCGCAACCCGTGCTCGTAAGCGTCGAGCAACCTTCGAACAAGGCGGACAGGTCGCCCTCGGCGAAGCCTAATAGTTGATTCTGTCGTAAGACAGCACTACAGTTCGTAACGATACTTCTTCAAGTAGGAACCCGTGCGGGCGCCCCCCGACCTGCACGGTGCATACGGGGTGACCAATCAAACAGCCGCCACGGTCCTCCGCTGTGGTGTGGGTAAAAGGAGAGTGCCATATGTCAGACATTGACAACTACGACAGCGACATGGAAGAGTCCAACAACCGAAATCCCGTAAGGGCTCGGATGAAGGAACTGGAAAAGGAAGCCGCAGAACTTCGCAAGAAGGTAGCGGACGCCGAAACAGCCAAACGTGAACTTGCTTTCGTGAAAGCGGGCATCGACCCGAATTCACCGATGAGCAAATACTTCATGAAAGGCTACGACGGTGAACTGGACCCAGACGCAATCCGACAGGCCGCTGTAGAGGCACAGTTGATTAGTCCCCCAGACGCCACGCCAACCCAGGTGGAAGCGGCAGGGTGGCAGAAAGTCGCAAAGATTGCGGCAGGAAGCCACACCGCCCAGCCACCCGTTGACTGGAGCCAAAGACTACAGAACGCTGAGTCTCAAAAAGAAGTAGAAGCAATCCTGGCAGAGTATGCACGAGCAAACCAATAACCATCTCTAGCAAAGGAAACAAAAATCATGGCAGGAGAGACCACTACCTCTTCGCTGTCTGTTGACCAGGTTGCATTTGACCGCCTCGCGTACTTCGCGTTGCGTTCGGAACTCCTGTTCGACCAGGCCGCAGACGTCCAGCCAACCCAGCAGGCAATGCCTGGAACTGGCGTCACGTTCACCATCTTCGCCGACATCGCCGCGGCGACGTCCACCCTCAACGAGGTAACGGATGTCACCCCAACGGCTCTCTCGGACAGCCAGGTGACCGTCACCCTCAACGAATACGGTAACGCAGTTGTTACCACAGCCAAGTTGCGCGGCACCGCGTTCCTTGACGTGGACAGCGCCGCCGCAAACATCATCGGCTACAACGCAGGTGACTCCATCGACCAGGTCGTTCGCGACGTGCTCGCTGGCGGAACCAACGTGGTATACGCCACGGGCGGTTCAACCGACCCGTCCAGCCGCACCACGGTTGCCGCTGAGGACATCATTGCCGCTAACGACGTCCGTAAGGTTGTCGCCCAGTTGCGTGCCGCGAACGTCGCTACGTTCAACGGTGACTACATGGGCTTCATTCACCCAGACGTGTCGTTCGACTTCCGTTCGGCCACCGACGCCGCCGCATGGCGCACGCCTGCGAACTACGTCGACCCGACGGGCATCTACAACGGCGAAATCGGCAAGTTCGAATCGGTCCGCTTCATCGAGACCCCACGCGCCAAGGTGTTCACGAACGCCTCGGACGGCTCGGGCTCGACGGGCACGGTGGACGTGTACTGCACGCACATCATGGGCCGTCAGGCACTTGCCAAGGCGTTCAGCGTCACGGACGGAAACGGCGCAGTGCCGAAGATTGTCCGCGGCAACGTCACCGACCTGCTCATGCGTCTCCAGCCTCTCGGCTGGTACTGGCTGGGTGGCTACGGTCGCTTCCGCGAGGCAAGCCTCCGTCGCATCGAGTCATCGTCGAGCATCGGCGCTAACTAATCAACTTACGGTTGAAGCAGAGACCCACCCTTCGGGGTGGGTCTTTTGCTTTTGGTATCATTGCCTGACCATGCCCCAATTTCTGCCACCGACAGACAACTTTGTGCGGTACGCCGAATCACCCACCCGATACGACCGACCAGGAATCCTTCGCCACATCCGCCCAACCCCCAGGGGCAAAAACATTTACTGGCTCAACAACGACACGGTGGTAGAAATCCAGCCGTCAGACTTGTCGACAGTCAAATACGAGTTCCTGGGTGGGCATTACAACTACGTGACCGACGCCCAGGCGGCGTTCCTTGAATCGCAGGGCTACACGATTCTGGATGGTGTTTTTGAACTAGACTCCAGTTACTCGGGCGAGTTGGACTCCGACGCGGTTCTTGGAAGTTAGGTATGGCTGGATTCAAAAAGTTCACAAGCGAAACCATCGAGTCCGCTGAACTCAACGACTTTATTTCTTCACAGGTTGTCGGTGTGTTTGACACCGAATACGACAGGGAAGTGTACTTCGGTTCTGCTGGAGCGTTCTCCATTACCGAGGGCATGGTCACGTTCATCAAAGCCCTTGATACCATGCAGTTCTGGAACGGCTCACAGTGGCTGTCCATCGGCGCACAAGGTGCACAAGGCGCTATCGGTGCGCAAGGACCACAGGGACCACAGGGGGCCCAGGGTTCTCAGGGTGCTGTCGGAGCACAGGGTTCGCAAGGTCCGCAAGGTCCGCAAGGCGCAACAGGAACAACGGGAGATGTTGGCCCGACTGGCCCTCAGGGTGCACAAGGCCCACAGGGTTCTACTGGCGCGCAAGGTTCACAGGGTGCTACTGGTCCGACTGGTCCGCAAGGTGACACTGGCCCACAAGGTCCGCAAGGTCCTCAGGGTGCGCAGGGTGCGGCATCTACTGTTGCTGGTCCACAGGGAACGCAGGGCCCGCAGGGTCCGCAGGGTTCTACTGGTCCGCAGGGAACGCAAGGTCCACAGGGCCCACAAGGCGACACTGGTCCGCAAGGCGCAACTGGTCCGCAGGGAGCAACTGGAGCACAAGGCCCACAGGGCGCACAAGGGGCACAAGGACCTCAAGGGGCACAGGGACCTGGTGTCGCAGTAGGCGGTACTGCTGGTCAGTTGCTATCGAAGGTTGATGGCACGAACTACAATACGCAATGGATTGACGCACCCGCGACAAACCCGATTACTAACGCAGGGTTTGCGGCAATTATTACTATGGACGTAGGAGCATAAGCATGGCTGTTGGTGACAGAGACGAACGAAGGCTTGGCGGCCCAACACAGTTGGGGACCACCACGACCACGATTGCTACTGCGGCTACTGGCTACAACGAAATCATCAAGCAGATAGTTATTACGAACACCGACACGGTGGAGCGCACGTTCACTTTGTCGATTGGTACTGCGGCTACTGCGGCTAACCGCTTGATTGACACGATGCCGATTGGCGCGAACGACACGATTATCTGGGACACGGCTCTCGTTCTTGCGGCTAGCGAAACCTTGCAAGGTCTTGCTGATACTGCGAGCAAGGTGAACGTAACGGCAATCGGCTGGGAGAAGCAGACCGCCTAATGGGTTTGAGCAACGCTTACGGCATTGGCTCTTTGCGCCCTGGAGTCTGCACCAGCACTTCACGTCCCGCCGCGCCGTTTGTGGGACAACTGGTCTATGAAACCGACACTGGTTTATATCAGTCTTGGAACGGTTCTGCATGGACGACGCTAGGTGTAACTTCTTACGCAACCGCTACTGGCGGGACGACATCAAACATTACTGCTGGCGGCGTTGCTTACAAACTGCATACGTTCAACTCTTCAGCAGACCTCACTATCAGCGCGGCTGGATTTGTTGACGTGTTGCTTGTTGGCGCTGGAGGCATGGGTGGCGGCATAGGGGTTTCTCAGGGTGGCGGTGGTGGTGGGGGCGACCTATTTTTTGCTTATCGCGAGTTTCTCCCTGCTGGTACTTACGCCATAACTATTGGTGCTGGCAATAGCAGTCTCGGGCGCCAAGGCGGGCCAACAAAATTTGCTTCAGCAGAAAGCGGGATTGTTAGGTTTATGGCATTTGGAGGCGCAACTGGTAGTTACGGCGCTGGCGCAAACGCTTGGGGCGGCAGTGCTGGTGGTGGTGGCGTTTACGGCGGAGCGCAACCTGGCGGAATTGTGCAGTGGGCATACCACGGCAATTCTGGCGGAACGGCATCAGGCCCAAACGCTGGCGCTGGCGGTGGTGCCGCAACAGCGGCAAACGGATTGACAGGTGGAAATGGACAAGACATTTCCGCATGGTTGGGTCAAAGCGCAGGAACCACATACCG